GACTTAGATCTAAACACTGACCTAAACAAGATAAGCAAAGACGAGTTAATTGCAAAACTTACTGCATGGTGCAAGAAGCAAGGTATTCCAGACAATGAAATAATGAATCAAGGTCGTAAGTTTACAAGCGGCTGGATACATAATGCTGGAGACCAAGTACACTTTCGTATGCCTATTCAGGGTGGCGAAGGATATGTTCAAACAGACTTTATGTTTACACAAGATCCAGATTTCCAGCGTGGATCAAAGCGTGGAGGCACAGCAGCCTACAGTGGTAAAGATAGAGCAATACTTTTGTCTAGTATCGCACGAGGCAGAGGATATAAATTTAGTCCAAAGTTTGGCGTAGTTGATCCAGCCCAAGGTGATAAAGTTATTGGCAACAATTGGAACGACATTGCAGAATTGCTTCTTGGAAAAGGTGCAACAGAAAAAGATACTCACACTGTTGAAAGTATAATTGCATTCATAAGGAAAGATCCAAATTTTGACACACTAGTCGGTCCTTGGCTAGATACAATGGAAAAAGAAGGCAAAGGCCTACCTAATGAAAGTTTATCAGATAAGCACCTAAAAAGAATTAAGGAACTTATTCAGTGAGATATAAAGAGTTTCGTTTAGTAGAAGCACAGCAAGGTAGGGAATATAATCACCTCGAAGATCTTGTGTTTTTTGATGGTGCAGCAGGTGCAATGAAAGCTGCTGACACATTAGATCAACTAGGTCAAGGACAAGGCAAAGTTGCTATTAAATGGGACGGCAATCCAACTGTATATTTTGGCCGCGAGCCTGACGGTACTTTCGTACTTACTGGTAAAAACGGTTGGGGCAAAAACATGAGTACTGATGCTAATGATTTAGCACAGTTTATTATGAATACAGGCAAAGGTGCCGAACAAGAACCATGGAGGAAAGATTTTGCTGCGGAGATGTCAGATCTATTTAAAATTATTGAAGCGGGATTTCCGAAGGACTTTGAAGGATATGTTTACGGAGACTTGCTCTACACACCAAGAAAGCCGGCAACAAAGGGCAGAGCAGGAATTGAATTTACTCCTAACAAGGTTACTTACAGTGTAGATCCTAACAGTGAAATTGGTAAACGTATTGCAAATAGTAAAGTAGGCGTTGCATTACATGGCAAATATGATAGTTTTGGTGCAAAAGTAGGACAACCTTTAGATGATGTCAAAGGCATACAAACAAATGATCTTGTTGCATTTGCACAAACATATGTGCCACATACACCTAAAGTAGATACAAAAGAAACAAATGAAATTAGACAAATGGCAAAAGCCAATGCAAAATTTATTGATAGTTTTCTAGAGCCACAACAAGGTTTATCAGATCTTAAAAATATTATCTATACATTTAGTAACCAAACTGTAAAAGCACAAAAACTAGATCAAATTAATGTAGATGGATTTTTTAATTGGTTGAAAACAAGTAAAGTTAGTCAACCAAAACAAGTAAAGATATATGAAAAACACAAGCAAAGTCCTAAAAGTTTACCTGCAATCTTTGCGTTATTGAATAAAGTTGCAGCAGTAAAGAATCATATTATTGATCAATTAGATGATGCGCCTGCTGATATTAAACAAATGACTGGTGCTGAAAAGGGCGGCGAAGGATACGTTACTGGTAAAGTTAAATTAGTACCTAGACACCGTTGGAGACCTGATTAAACTTCGTTTTTCAGCCATAAACCCCTATAATTTTTCCTAAATGGTAAATACAATATAAGAGTTCCACTGAGCGTGGGACAGCCATAGAGTAAATTTTAAGGAGATTAAAATGGCAGACGTATATTCAGTATCAGTTGGCTCAACAACAGTTGGCGCTAACGCAAGAACAACAGAAGTTGGTTTCGACCACGGCACACCAGCACTAGGTTTTTACAAAATCACACTAACAGGTATCGAAACTTCATACACAGCAGCAAACAGCACATTTCATAAAGCAATTGCAGCACTAGAAGGTTTTGCAGAACTATATGGTGTAGGTACACCAGCATCAAGCAACGTTGTGTTTGTATGCAACGACAACTCAGCAAACGACGGTTCAACAGCAGGTGCTGCTGACGGTTCATGGGGTGCAGCAGAAGCAGCAATTGATGACGCAACAGGCGGAACATCAACAATCGCAGCAATCACAGCATCAGGTGCTTCTATCGCTTAATAAGCACAATAGGGCTAACCAGAGGGTTCACAATTTTGTGGACCCTTTTTTTATGGAATAAGTATTAACATGAGATGTAGTTTATATACCCTTGTTGATATAACTAGAACAGATGCACGTAAGGGCGATGATCCTTACGAATATAAGCAACAGCAAAATTATCTTACAGTAATTCAAACAGCAAGTTTAAGAGCAAATGCCATCGTAAACGATGAACCTACTGTATCAGAAATAGAAACAGACAACCTAGACTTTGGAAAAAATGTAAAAGGTATGCATAGGGTATGGCAAGTGGAATTTGAATATGAAAATGAATTTCCATTAGATGATTTAATCAACGATTTTGATTTAGTTCCAATAATAACTGATTTAGAAGAAACTAATAATTTCACGGTTTCTGCATTTTTGACTAATGGAAGTGCAGATAGAAATACTTTTGTTGTAAGAGATAAATAATATTAGTGTGAAACACTTAGGCATCTACACAATTAAGGCCAACTTCGAGTTTACTTATAAGGAATAAAAAAGGATGTCAACTCTCGCATCAACATCATTAGAAAAAGAATCATTAGAAGCACATGTTGATCTGTGCGCCCTCCGCTACGAGCAAATGGATAAAAGATTAACTACTGTTGAAAACAAACTAGATGACATTTCAGATCAAATGCAAGCAGGACAAAATAGTTTAACCAAAGTTATTATCGGTGCAGCAGGAACTATTGTAGCAGGATTACTATCCACAATTGTCGTAATTATAATGCAATTATAGCATAAATACTACATGTTAGTAAGAGACCTCATATCAGAAAAACAAAAAATAGATGAAGTAGCAATTGCTATTCCGTTGGCTCCTATTCTAAATCAACTTTTAATAGCAGGCGGCACTGCTCTTGCAGCATATATTACTAGCAAAGCACTTGAGCAGGCAGAAATAAAATTTCCTGATATTGATTTAGATTTTCAAAAAGATATAGAACAAAATATTGATATTCCTACAGGAATGACTTTACCTAGACAACAATATGATATTCCAGCAGAAGAAATTCAAGCCTATCTAGATAGTAGATCACCTAAAGAACCAAAAAGTCCTAAAGGTTTAGGTAGAACCTTACGCAGAGCAGGAGATATTATTGAAGATGTTATTGAATGGTTAATAGCCCTTGTCGGATTAAGAGCATTTAAAATACTTGTAGGTTTAGGTTTAGGACTTTTGGCTATCTACACAATGTACAAAATGAGCAGATGGATTTATGATTGGATTAAATCTGATAAGGGACAAGAAGAACTAGAAAAAGCAAAAGAAGAATCGCTTGATGAAAAGCAGGTATGGGGACGTACTGGTAAAAGAGTTGTCCGCAAGTATAGATGCTCTGGGGGCAGAAGACACGGCAGGATTGTTAGCAAAATGAGTCAATGTTTTGCACCACTCAACTTTAAACAAAGTGCAAGATTCAAAAGACTAAAAAAGGCAATTGGTGCAAAAATGACACGTAAAGCAAAAAGAACCAAGCGTGTCAACCCTGCAAGTAGAAGATTAAAACAGTTGAATAAAAGAAGATGATAGTAGCAGAAGTCATAGACATAGGTGAAAACTTTCGTGCTACTTGGGGACGTGGTCCTAAAGGCACAATGGTAAGGCGTTATAGATGTACAAGTGGTCCCAAGCGTGGTCGAGTAGTTGCTAAAGCTAGCACTTGTTCAACACCAGTAAGTGGTAAAAAGAGCATTACTGCAAAGAAGACTAGACGCACACGGGCACGTAGTCAAAGTATTAGACGTTATCACACAGTCAGACGTCCTACTGCAAATAAGATAACGAGGTTAAATAAGTTACGTCCAAAGTATAGAAAAGGACTTAAAACAAAGAGAAGAAGATGAGAGCAGAAGAGTTTATAAAAGAAGAAGAACAATTAGACGAAATTCTGCCTCTATTGGCAGTTCCACTAGCAGTAGGTGCAGCAAAAGCAGTAGGAGGCGCAGCAAGCGCAGTGGGCGGTATTGGAAAAGCAGTAGGCGGCCTAGCAAAAGGTGTAGGCGCAGCAGCACAGGGCGTCGGAAAAGCAGTTGGAGCAACTGGAACAGCAGCAGCATCAGCAATAGATGCTGCAAAGGATAAATTACTACAACCAGGTAAATCAGTGAAATTACCAACAGGGCAAGCAGGTGGCCCTACAGAGTTTAAAGTAAAAGCAGTCAAAGGTGACGAAGTAGAATTAGAAAATCCAGAGGGTACAAAGTCACCATCACAACCTAATAGTGTAACATATAAAAAAGCAGATGTTAAGAGATCAATTTCAGTATGAAGATGAACGACCTTATAACAGACTTTGATATTTTTGTCACAAATGAAGAACAAAATCTTCTTGACAAAATCAATAGTCCTTGTTATATTGATAACTTAACAGAACGAGAAAGATTCGTTGCTGAAAATCTAGTTAAGAAAAGTCTCTTAACAAGAGTTAATTATAAAGGTATGATGGTGGTAAAACCAAATGAAAACTCTGGCCCAAGCACTCACTGAACTTCAAGAAATTGTTGATAAAAAGACAAAGGAAGTAGTCGCACCTTATAAAAAAGGCGACAAAATTCGTGTAGGTCACTATATGATGCGTCCTAGTAGGCGTCATGGACATGTGATAATTGATACACGTAAAAACACAACTGTAGATGTTGTATTTTCTAAAATTGCAGGTATTGCATTATCTTATGCACATTTAAACAAATCGCAAACATATACTATTAAACAACAAGATAGTATTATAGAAAAGTTTACCAACGATTGCTGTTTTTATGATGCGGTTATTGCATCTACCGAAAATGATGACAAACGTAATAATTTAGAAATCAGAAGAGACGATGCACAGGATAGAATTGACCAAGCAACTAGACTTCTAGATCAAGTAATATTATCACAAATTAGATAAATAACTATAACAAACCCATTAGGAAGAGAATAATGCAGATAAAAGAGTTCGCTACACCTATCACAGCAAAAAGTTTAAACGAGTCTCTAGGAAAGAGATTTGGTAAAAAAATTAATCTAGAGCAATTTACTTTAGAACAACTACAGGATGTTCGTAACAGAATCCGTACAAAACTATCACAAGTTGAAATGAGTGAAAGTTTTAGTAAAGTTATCGAAAGTGATGAATACCAAAAATCAAGAATGATGCTTGATGTTCTAAATGCAGAATTATCAGAGCGTGGTGACATTGAAGAAATGGAAGAAGCAGTAGCAGTTACTGAAGGTGCAGAAGACGAAGCAGAACTAGTAATGGCAGCCAAAGACATGGTTGATAGAGTTACAGGTTGGATGGAAGACACAGCAGAGATGCAGTCAGAATCAATGCTAGAACTTGCAGATGCAATTCGTGATGAAATGGGTACAGAAGCAGCAGAAACCTTTACACAAACAGTTAAGCCAGCACTGGATGAATTGTATGGTGCATTAGAGTCAACTCGTGCTGCATTGACAGGTGGTGTTGGTCAACTTACAGGTGAAGCAGAACCAACTGACATGATGGGCGATGACGACATGGACATGGAACCAGAAATGGAACCAACAGCAGACATGGACGACATGCCAGACTTAGATGGTGATGCAGAAGGTTCAGACGATCAGTTCGGAGCAGACGCAGCAGCAGCAGGCGGTGAAGAAGACGCAGGCCGTGAAAAGCGTGAAAGCATTGAACGCATTACTAAAAAAGTAAAAAAAGAATCTGTTAATCCACGTAAAATTGCTCAAACACTTTCAAAAAAAAAGTAAGTGAAAATATTGACACTGGTAACATGTATCGTGTGATTAATATCTTACGAGATAAAGATGTGTCACAAATTAGTATTTCACAAATGGATCGTTTGATGCGCAATGCAGGCGAGACTCAATTCAACGGTGATGTTCTTATGAGGGCAATGAAAGAAGATCCTAGAATTGATGATGCTATAAAAAATGTAGATCCTAGTAGGGACATTATTGAATTCAAAACAAGTGAAACAGATGATTTACCGCAAAAGAAGCGTAAAGAAAAAGACACTGTTTCTAAAATGGCAAAGAGGGCAACAAAGGTAGGCGACTTTGATTAATGCTCCAGTTCAAAAGTAGTGTAGTAGATTTAGAAATACTACAATATTCAGATGGTAATTTTGAATTAGAAGTCCAAGATGATAAAATCTATTGGAATGCAACTAGAGAAGTTTATGACATAGACTTCAATAAATTTGCATCCTTAGCAAAAGAAAAATACCCAAAATATAAAAATATTTTGATTGTTAATTCTTGGTATCATCCTTTGCATCCTTGTGGAAAAAAGTCTACTGATTTTTCACTATGGGATGAAGTAAGAATAATTCCTGCTTGTTTGATGTATGTTTATGATTATAATGGTAAGCCAGCACCATACTCTTATGGACATAAAAAGTTTTTATTTTTAATGGGTAAAGTTTGGAAAGACAATAGATATCCTGTTGCACGCCAATTACATGAAAATTGTTTACTTCAAGGTAATCTTTGGAGTTTCAATGGCGAACATTTAGATGCTCCTCCAGAATTTAAAGTTGATAAAAAATTTTTTAGATTTGCAGATAAAACTGCTCCTATAAGAGATATGAAGAAAGCGTTTGACAAAAACGGTAGTTTTAGTTCTATGGGTAGGAGAAATAAAAAATTATATAAACAAACTGATTTTGAAATAGTTGCAGAAACGTGGTGTCATTCTGTTCCTATCATAACAGAAAAAACATGGTGGCCAATTGCTAATCGTAGTCCGTTTGTTTTAATTGCCGGCAACGGCTCAAATGAGTTGTTAGAAAGTTTAGGATTTAAAACATTTGAAAAATACTTGCCATATCCTTATATAACATTTGCAAGTAATATGGATAAAATTATTGAAAGAATCAAATTTGCAAAAGAATTATTTGCCACACAAGATTTTACTGATATAGTAAATCATAATTACAATCTTTTTGTTAGTTTAGCAAAAAAACATCAATTGTTATTCAAGGATCGTCCTATCAAAGAAATTGTTACTTTATATCATGCAACAGAATAATATTGACTAATCTACTATTATATGTTATAAAAATGTTATGTCCTTAATATTAGAAAAATACAAATACAATAAACTAAAACGAGTAGAAGTAAATGGCAAGCGCAGGTACGAAACCCCAGGCGGACCACCGGTAGCAAGTGTCACAACTATTCTAGGCGAAACCAAAGATAAAACACATCTTATTGCTTGGAAGAGGCGTGTAGGTGAAAAGAAAGCACAAGAGATAGTTACAGAAGCAGCAGGTGTTGGTACCCGTATGCACAAGTATCTTGAAGATTATATTGACACAGGCGAATGGCCTAGTGCAGGCAGCAATCCATATGCACAACAAGCACACATGATGGCAACTACAATTAAAGTACATGCAATGGATGATGTAGATGAAATATGGGGTAGCGAAGTTCCGCTTTATGTGCCACAAATGTATGCAGGTACAACTGACCTTGTAGGTGTATACAAAGGCAATCCATGTATAATGGACTTCAAGCAAACTAATAAACCTAAGAAACTAGAATGGGTTGAAGATTATTTCCTACAACTTACTGCCTACGCTATTGCACATAACGAAGTGCATGGCACAGACATACGTGAAGGACATATCTTTATGTGCAGTCGTGCAGGAGAGTATCAACAGTTTGATTTATGGCCAGATGAGTTTGCAGAATGGGAACAAGAATGGTGGAACAGAGTTTATGCATATTACGAAAAACACGCATAAATACGATACAAGGAGAAAATCATGGAAGAATATAGGGTAGGCGATACCGTAGAATTTGTTGAAGGACCGTACTCAACTTATAGAGGAACAATTTTAGAAGTGCGTAATGACGGCGACACTGGCAAGTGTTTTGTTGCTGTTACAACACCTATTACCACTGAGAATGATTGGTATCCTATGACTTACTTCGTCAAGGTATGAGGCTAAATACATTTAGCAAGGAGTAAGACGAGTGGCTGTTATTCAAATTTCAAGAATTCAAAACCGTAGAGGGCGTGAAGGTACAACAGGTATCCCACAACTCGCATCAGGTGAAATTGGTTGGGCAATCGATACACAAAAATTATACATTGGTAACGGAGCAGTATCAGAAGGTGCACCGGCAGTAGGTAATACACAAATACTAACCGCCAATGACGATATATTTGACTTTACTGACTCATATAGTTTTAAAAAGACAAGTTCTATTTGGGGAACAAGTGCTCCTTACGAAAGAAGTTTACAAGATAAATTAGATGACTTTGTTTCTGTAGCAGACTTTGGTGTTATAGGCGATGGAACAAATGTTACAACAAAATTAATTCAAGCTATTGATGCTTTGTTTTTAAACGGACTTACAGACCGTGCGTTAAGATATAAATTGTATTTTCCTGCAGGAAATTATGCTATTGAATCTACAATTCCTATTCCACCGTTTGTACAGTTAATAGGCGCAGGCGTAGAAAATACAAAGATTACAATGACTAAAGCAAACACTCCAATGTTTACGACAGTCAGCAGTAATTATACAGGCAATGGTGTCATTCCTGTAGATAGTCCAGAGCCTTACAATGCTATAAATCCACAACAGTGTAGATTTATTGGTATAAGTGATATGCATCTAGAGCACCAAGGCGAAACAGGAAGAATCCTATTCTTGAATAACTGTGCATTTGGAGAATTTAAAAATCTTAAGATGACAGGCAAGTGGACAGTATCAGCAGTAGGAAATCAAAAGGCAATCGAAATGAATGCTGATAGCGATACTGTAACTTGTATCGGCAATATGTTTGACAATATAATGATTGACAGTTTCGAATATCACGTGTATAGTGATCATGATATTAGAGATAATACATGGAAAGATTGTGAATTTGTATATGGAGATGT